ACTGCAGAGTCACTGTTAGATGAAGAGATAATTGTATCTCTTGATAAAGTGTCTGTAGCTGCATCGGTTACAGTTCCAAGACCAACTTCGAACTCACCGTTTTCATTTACGATTGAGTAATAAGTTGTGTTAGTATCTCCAATACCTGTTACAAAACTTTCAAAACCAGATACAGATCCTGTAAGATCAAAAGTACCTGTACCAGTAGTAGTCGATGTTTGTTTTACTCTGTCATTTACTACCAAAGCCATTTTAACTCCTTTTTAATTACGATATTCTTAAAATTGCAGCAGAAGTTGTGAATGCAGGGAACTGGATTGTAAATGTTCCAGATGTTGCAGTCTTGTCTCCACCGAAATCTAACACACAAACTGCTTCAGTAGTACCAGTACCACCGTCAGTAGTTGTGTTGTAAATCAAAGCACCTCTAGCTGTTAGAGTAACCCCAGTAAAAGATAAATCAGCAAAACTAGTAATAGATACTGCTGATGATACTTTAACACCTTGGTTAACTAAAGCTTTACCACCGGCAGTATAACCTGCTGGTGAAGATACTTCAGATGTTGTAGCATAGTTAGTAGTTGATGCACCGATAGCAGCTGAAGAGTCATACATTGCTAATTTAAATGTATCTCCACCTGAACTATCAAAGTCGTGCTCACCACCCATCAATTGTTTTTTGAATGAATTGCAAATTGCATTAGTTGTAATAGCCATAATTATTCTCCTTTATTAATTTTATGGTGATGGTGAATCTACTTTAATTCTAGGGACACCATCATCGTATTCTGCACGTCTTCTTCTTCCCATTTGTTGAAGAGCAAAATTCTGTACTTCTTCATTATACTTGTTTTTATATAAGTTGTACATATCTTGTGGTCCTTTTAAGTAAGAAAAAGCTTCTACTAAAACACCATGTAATAACATTGACTCTTGGTATGTAGAAAGAAATGTACTGTTTGTTGAAGTAAATTTTGGAGGATCGATTATAAAATTAATCTGTACTGTATATGCAGAATCTGGTGTAGGAGCCACTAAAATATTAAAATCATCCCAATTTGCCCAATATCTAGGAAGTCCTGTAGCAGCATTATTATTATATTCAGATATAAAACTTGTATCTCTTTTTTCTAAAAAAGTTCTATCACTACCATTAATAACTTGTACTGATCTCATAACCATACAATCAGCCGGTAAGCTCACATATCTATTTCCAGAAGTAAATGTAGATGTAGAATATTTTCTAAGATCATCATAATCCACTTTACCTGCAACATCGATTTCGACTGATCTTATAAAGTCTTGAATTATTGCATCGGTTAAAACATTACTATCTACTTCAGTGTAGTTTCTAATTTGTGTTAAAAAATCTGAATATGCTATAGACATTATGTAATACTCACTGTTACTGATTTAATTTGAATAGATAACTGTCTTCTTCTATTTTGTAATGATGGATCTGCAGGAATCATTTCTGATGTTCCTTGATTTGAAAAAGCAAAGTCACCTGGTAAAGCTAAATTAGCAACACCCACTGATGCTCCACCAGAATCTGCAAATAAACCTGCTATTAAAGTAGGTTGTTGAAATTTTTGAGATCTTGTATTTCGTAAAGCAACCGCATCAGCTTTATGATAAGGTGGATCTAATTGTGGATGTTTTGGTTCATACTCTGAAATATGAACTAAAGAACCATTCCACTCTTTAACCATTTCTTTATATGGGAAAGCTTGGCCTGATCTATCCGATATAGCTTGTGATCTTTTACCAGATGCGTAACCCATTATACTCCATCTCCAAAATAAGTTTGAGGTGAAATGTAAACTGAACTTCTTGAGCCATCTTCATTTAATGCTCTTAATAATTCATCCTCATATAATTGTTTTAAAATTTGTATTCTATCTGGTGCTTTCTTTTGTGATAAATAATAAGCAAGTCCTGCACACATACACGGTAAGAATCTATAAGCAACATCAGCAGTATTGGTATAAGCTCCTGCGTCCTCGATTCTATTAATCGTATAATATTTTAAATAAGTATAAGTTGATGCATCTGGTGCTAAGTATAAACTAATTTGTGGAGTTGTTTGTCTATTCACATAATATTGTGAGGGTTGTCCAGTTGCATATTTATTAGGTAAAGCCGAGTAAGCAGATCTATCTATTTTAGTTAATGCAATATCATTAGTGCTTGAAGAGTTACCTGCGGTAGAGCTTGATGAAATGTAAGCTTCTAATACATCATTAACATCTGTTGGAGTATTATAAGTTGCAGTTCCTGCAGTTAATAATTGTTCATTGAGTTGAACTTTCCAAAGGTGAATACCTCTGTTTCCCCATTCAGCAAATAAAAGATTTAAACTTCTTCTGGCACTTCTTAGATCATAACCACTATTAGTCCTGATTCCACATCGTTCATATGCTTCCTCAATAATATCATCGATCTGAAGATCGAATGTTGTAGTTCCTGATGTTGCCATAGTTCATTACATTAAATCTTTATAGTAATCCATAGATTTACCAGGGATTAAATCTTCATCTTGTAGACCCATACCAGAAGTTCTAGCTGCGCCATAACCTTGTTTCATTTCACCACCCATAGATTTTTTAGCAGTGTCACCTAAATAATCCATAGCAGGACTAACAGCAGATGCTTCTTTTTTCTTCTGCATTAATTTTTTTGCAACTTTTGCTCCTACTGCGCCTAATGCTAAAGCACCTAAAGATGCTTTCATTGGTTTTTTCATCATCTTAAAATCTTCACCAGATATTTTACCATCTTTATTTTTATCTAATTCTTTTTGTTTACCTTTTAATGCCATAATTTTCTCCTAAAATATTATACGTCTATCATACCACCGTAATACTTCTTGGTAAAGGTGCTGACGTTATTTGGTTTGCCTCCAGGATTACCGGCTGCTCTCTTTCTTGCAACAGCAGAACGCTTTTCTGAGCTTGTCATTTGGGCTGCTTTTGCAGCAGGCACGCATTTGGGGTATTTTCTTTTTGATCCACTTGCAGATTTTCTTCCACATTCTTGATACCTCCCTCCTTTTTTAGGTGATCCTATATCGACCCATTTTTCATTGAACCATTTTTTTAAACTCATTAAAAGACACCTTTAAATCCTTTTCCTTTGATCGCGCATCCAGTACCTCTAGCTTCTCCACCTTCACTAAATGTTTTAGAAAAACTAAATGTAGCACTTTTGTTTTTACCAGATTTAGTTCCAGTTAAACTTACTCCACCACTTTCATCATCAAATTCACGAGAAATACCTAATGATAATTCACTATTAATATTTTCTTTATCAAATTTACTAATAGGTTTTGCGACTCCACCTTCTATAGTAGTTTTACCTTTTGAAATATTTAGTGTTCCTTTAGGTACTGTAACATATTCAGTATCATCAACCCCTAGGCTTCCACTTATTGTTGTTCCTTTAAGTGAGTTTTTTAAATAGTCTGGTACACTTTTTTTCTTTCCCATTAAAATACTCCTTTAAATTTAGTTCCTCTAATCGCTGCTCCTGCACCACGAACCTCGCCACCACCGTTATAGTTTTCAACATCTTCAGGTCTAATGTAAGTTTCTGGATCTGCTTTTACAGGATCAAACATTTTACCATCAACCATGAATGGGTCTCCTAAATAAACAATATTCTTGTCCATCATTGCTGCATCTCTAGCTATAGGCATTTCTTTTTTATCTTTCTTTTTCTTTTTACTCATTAAATCTCCTGTTTTAGCTTTTTTAGGTCCCCAGTCTTTTCTTTTCATTCCTGAAGGATCTTTAATTTTACCTGCACAAATTTTAGAAGCATATGCATTAGCATACGCACTTGGGTATACTTTAAATTTTCTTTTAGCGGCCGCTTTGCCTCTAGCACATAGTTTAGTCATAGTGTCTAAGCCTTGTTAATTGTACAATGTAATTCATTGTACCATTATTTGCTTATACAGTAAACGTCTTAGCTAGTGGGTTTTTCTTACGTTTGATAGCTTTGATTACTCTTTGTTTCTTTTGCTTCTCGTCTCGGGCATCTCTTAATTTTCCTTCAACTTGTTTTGATATTTGTGATCTTCCTATTGCCATTATACTAAATCAACTGCCTTTCCTATAATTGGTTTGTATTTAGTTCTACCATCTTCTTTAAAAGCTCGCAAGAATTGTTTTCTTCCTTTTTCTGAAACATAGCTGCAATGGACCCATCCACTATTAGGTTCTCCTGGAACATAGAATTCTAAAATCATTTGATCAAAATCTAGATTCTTATAAATCCAATCTGCAACTTCAGCATTATCTTTTTCTGGACATTCAAAATCACAAGCCTCAGCTTTACAGTGCTGACTATTAATCGAACTTCCTATTTTAAGACATAAGTCTGGGGTACGAAATCCGCTGGTAATCATTACAGGGCCGAAGTGATCACGTACGGGTTGAAGAATATTTTCACAAAGTAATTTTAATTTTTCTATTTGATTAGCGTTTGGATTGTTATCTATATTTAATCTAACAGCTGTATCAGATTTAATTAATTCTTGTAAAGAAAAATTTCTTGATAAATTCATAAAATTTTAAAATTATAGGCTAAAGATATCCTAGGTTCATTTGATTTATTTTGTGATACTCCATGAGTTAAATTTGATTTGAAAACTAACAACTGACCAGGTTGAGGATTTATTATAAAACTTCTCCATGAATACGGGTTCTCCTTAATAAAGTTTTCTTTTACTCCTTGAGGTTCATGAGTATAAAATCTTATGTTACCAGAGTCTGAAGAACAAGACAAGTAATACACTGCGGAAATATCAAAAGGATAATGTTCATGTTTTTCTTGATAATCATTTTTATTATAAAAATTAAACCATGATTGTTCACATTTTATTTTTGTATTTGAATAACCTATTGTCTTAGAATATTCTAAGACACTTTCATAAACCCAATTATTTAATAATCTAAATTTTTCACTTTGATTTAAATCAAATGTTCCATTTGTATTATATAATTTAGAATCCCAATCATCTCCTCCTTTTTCAACTTTACTTTTTATTTTAATACATTCTTGAATTAAAAATTGTTGAATTTCTGAATGATTAGGATTTTTAAAATTAGCAATGGTTACTGGAAACAGTTTTTCTAAAAACATTATTTTGATTCAATTACTATCTTATCAATACTATCACTGCCGTCAATGTTTTTTGTTATATGTGCCTCTACCTCCCCGCACATTAATTGTTTATTAGTCATATCCATGTTTCGTTGAGCTTCCCGCTTCATCTTTAAACATGTACTCATTGATTCTTGAATACGATGCTCAACTAATTGACCATTTATAAAGAGGCATAGAGCTATCACTAACTTCGTCATTAATGTGCTCCATTACCGTTTGCAAATTTAATATTTCTTGTTGCGTCTTTTAATTTTTCAATATCTTTTTTTAGTTTTTCAATTTCTCTTTCATGATTATCTAACATCACACCTGTGTGTACATTGTCTTCTAATTGTTTCTGCATCTTTTCTATTTGTGTTGCCTGCCATTCCAGGATCATGAACTGCTCCTGGTCGATTGGTTTTTGAGCGCTAGCCTCAAGTAAATCTTTTTCAAATAATTGATTTTTAGTTTCTAACCGATTGAGTCTTTCAATTACACCAAAAGCAAACCAGGCGCCAACACAAACGGCTGCAATCAATCCAATTAAATTACGTAATGGAAGACCGATATTTGTGTTATCTGAAATTTTTACTGACATGATAAACACTCATCAGAATCTAAATCTAATTCTGCTAATGCCTCTTCTTTACAATCTTGACCACAAAATAAATCCAACTCGTCTTTTGGTTCAAATTCTTTCTCACATTGTTTACATTTTTTCATAGTACCCCCTAGTTAACCATTTTATGTATTTTTTAATAAATTTTTTGTATTTAAATTTAATTATCTTAGATATAATATTATCTATTGCTAAAAACATATCATCAATAGCACCTAAAAATTTATACATAAATCTATCAAACATTATTTACTCGCAATCTTTCCCTTGTTAATACCTTCTTTAATAACGTATTTTTGAGTACCATTAGCACCAACATTAACTTCTTTTTTTAAATTTTTAAATAATACTTTTTCTTTTTCTTTAATATCTTTTTGTTTTAAAAAAGATTCTATACTTTTACTATCTCTCATTAGTCCTCCTTTTTATTTACTTGGTAGAACATTTTATCAGAATCTTCCGTAACCATGCTAGAGTCCTCTGCATCCCAGTAAGTAGTTTGGACTTTATAATCAGGCCAGTTGTTGTCAGTAGTATAACTATTAACGTGCCACAAAATACGATTATTAGGCTGAGCTGCATAATTACCGTTAGCAAGCTCCAATATATGTGCACACTTATGTTCTTGAGGAATTTCACTATGCTCAACATCCAAGATATTAGTATCCGGATGACCCCAATCAACTGTGAATAAATATTTACCATAATAAAATTTTTTATCTAAGCCTAAATATTTACCCTCTAAACCAGCCAACCAATCAAAGCGATGAACGCTAGGCCAATAGCTAAAACAGTTCCACAGTTCCAACTCGTGCGTCTGCATATTCGGCACATCGGCTCTATCATGTGATTTTTGGAAAAACGCTGAGATAGGCAAACGCCAAAAGCATGCACCATTTGGTAACATGATGTTAAATAAGAGTGCGCGTCCTGAAATACTTGTGAGACCGAAGACCACACAATCTTCGCTTTCTCCGTGATGTTCTTTAAGATCATAAAGATACTCCTTTCTTACTTTACAGTATATTGGTGGTAGGTTAGCATTTAAATAAGACATCTAGCATTTCCATCTTCTTCTAGCCTGTCTTAATCTTGAGTTTGGATCTTTAGCAGCTTTAGGAAATTTTTTCATTTGTCCTGCTGACCTTGCACAAAAAGACTTACGCCTCTTTGCATCTTTAGATCCTGGTTTAACTTTACCTGTTACAGCTGTTTTTAATTTTGAACCAGGGTTTTCTCTTCTATATCTTTCGACCCCAGCTTTAGTCATGCCTGCACCAGATTCGGTTTTTCTAAAATATTTTTTGGTTTTAGGTGGTTGCACATCGCCCCCACGCTTAAAACCTAATATATCATTGTAATACTTATTTAACATAAGTATTAACCATTCTGTCCTAATAAGTTTGGACCAGAATATTTATCTGTTAACAAAGTTGCTTTAGCTACAGTAAATGTAGAAACATAAACACCTTGAGGAAATAATATTCCATCTTCTGGAATATTTAAACTTGTAATATCTCCTGCAGGTACATCTGCTTCAAATAAAGTATCTCCAGTTGCACTTGTAGTTTTTAATTGAACTACTCCTGAAGTTGCTAGACCAGCTAAAATAATTCCTTTTAATCTTACAGGTGGTGCAATAACTACATTACTTGTAGCTGCTGAAACTATCGTAGCTTGTATATCGCCTTTGGTTGCCATAGTTATTCTCCTTTAGTTGTGGCTCCCGAAGGAGCCACTATTTAATTATTAAGCTGCAAATGCAAACGCACCAGTGACAGCTGCTGCTGCACCAGTGAATTCAGTTGCAATGTGCCAAGTACCATCTTCATAACACATAAAAGCAATTTTGCTTCCAGTAGTAAAAAGATTAGTTGCCGCGTCAGCTGGTGTGTAAACTAATTGTGTTTCACCTGCTGCTGAAGTATCAAAAGTTACTTCATTTCCTGCTCTTGATTCAATTAAAGAACCAGTTGCCCAAACGTCAGTTCCAGCTGCATTGAAAGTTAAAGTGTTAGTTCCGCCAGCTGTATCTTTAGCTTGAACGTAAACTGCAATTGCACCTTTAGTTGCTGCTGGTAATGCCACAGCACATGCTGCTGCACCAGTGTAGTCTACAACTGCAATAATTCCATCAGCGATAGAAATATTTGCACCTGTTGCTGTATCAGCTAAAACCAAACCTGTTAGGTCAGGCATACCTGAACTGTATCTTGTTGTAACTGCTCCTGTTGTTGAGTTTTTAGTAGCTATTTGAAAGCCACCTTCAGAACGTACTGGTCCTGAAAAAGTAGTTGATGCCATAATTTTCTCCTTTGTATAGCGTTCGTTATGTAGTCTCTATACCGTCTGCCTAGCCAGTCTACATAATAAT